AGGTAGTCGTGCAGGGATCCAAGGTCTACATCAATTTCTCAGGAAATGAGAAAACCTACGAGTATAAGTGGAAACCTGCAAGCTCTAAACTTCTTGCAGTTCTTGACGGTTTTGTCAAAGATCCTGAAAGTGTCTCACTTGGTCGCTTTTATAACAATTCGTTAAAAAGTGAAGACCTTACACAAATTACACAAAACTAGTAAAAACTACTAAAGGCACCAACAATGGCAAAAACATGGGATTATCGCGGTAATCGCAAAAAGGGCTCATTTGGACAAAAAAAGAAGGAAATGCAAGAAATGGAGGATTTGAGATCTTCTGGCTATTTGGATAAAATATCCAATAGACATAGGATACATATAGATGAGACATATATGGAGGATGAGTAATGACAAACATTCCTAATCTCGTCACTAAGTATAAATCAGGGGAGATGCCTGTACATGAAAGTATAGAGTTTGTACAAATTCTATTGGATACTGAATTAATTGCAGAATATCCAGAATTTGATAAACTTGCAGATTATTATATTAGTGAAGGATTATGTTATTATGTCCCTGTGATTATCATGCCAGAGTTGAAAGAATAAACACAAAGAAACCCAGTCCGAGACTGGGTTTTTTAATGTCCAAAAATGACAGGATTATTTGAATGACAAAATCCAAGAAGATTTCTCAGACATTTCGTGACATTCTGGGCATCCGAGAGCAGACCAGGAAAAATGAAAAACTGTCGATGCATGAAAACATTTCGGGCAGAAGATCAATTTTCCAGCTGCCCCGCTTCGCGTGCGGGGTGAGACTTTTTTCATTTTAGATTCCGTTGAGAAAATCGTGCATTTTGTCCAGATATTCTTCGTAGGTTCCGTCGAACCAATCTGGAGCGACACGCTGAGAATGTTTCTGGGCACTCTCTCGGATTTCTCGCTCAGAATATCCTTTATCCAGGAGACCTGAATAAAATTCAGAAATGATGCTCATTTTTCGTCCTCCACGATTTTGTGATCGCATTCGATCACATTTTCCCAGAGTTGGTCGAAATTGTCATCTAGACTTGGAGGCAAGTCGAGCGAGGCGACCCCGCTTAGACACTCATTCAAAAGAGCGTGCTGCTCTGAGTTGAGTGTGATCGTGAATTGGTCTTTGAATTTCATATTCTTATAATACACGATTTTGGGACGATATCCACAAACCTTGTGACACTTTGCCAACTGACCACGGGCGGCTGGAATCCCAAAAAAATAGACCCCTTTCGGGGTCAGGATATTATGCGAAGTCTTGGACTTGCTTTTTGACAAAGTTGAAACCTTTGGAAATGTCCTGACCTAAGGCATTTATTTCAAACTGGTGGATTGCCCAACGTGTCTGAATGTCCTTGAGATAGCGATCACCTGAAATCAGTTTAGCAGATGATGGACGTTTCACGGTTGTAACTCTAGCGACTGCCTTACGTGATTTTGGGGCAGTTGCTCGCTTGCGTCTGACAGGTGCTTTTTTTGCTGGTGTCTTGACGGTTGCGGTTGATGCTGGCATTTGGATGCGTGCGTTTGTTACTCTCATATTCTAATCGAAAGGGGTTGACAAGTTTGGGAAAGGGTCAAGATCGTAACATAATGAAACAAAGTCAGCCGGATTTTTTGACCCCAGTGGGGCACGTTTTAAACGTACCCTGCAAATTCCATTCCTGGTTCGTCATAAAAACAGGAGATGCCCAAGTCTGGAAACATTTCTCGGAGTTTGTAAATGATGCCCTCAGGTGGACTCCATGCCGTGTCAAAATGGCAAACGAAATAATTCTCATCTTCGTCACCCCATTCTATGTGATCCTGGCAGATGTCCCATTTTGTGTCCCAGTTCTGAACTCTCCAATTATACCAACGGTCGTCCTGACATCCTGTGGATTTGAATTCATATCCACGGTGCACGACCTCACCATTTGGATTCTTCATTTCTACGTATTCGGGCAATTCTCCAATTTCTCCACGTTTGCGACCTAAGGAGTCTTGGTCATCCTCAGCGAGTGGAATCTCATTCCATTTGGGTTCGGGGTAAATTTCAGCAAATGGGGAATCGCTTTCAAAAAAGGATTTCACCTCTTGGACTTGCTTTGTGTCCTCACCTGATACAGTGAGTCTGTTGTTGCACCAGTTTGGCATGATGTTCGTTTAATAAAGGGCAGAAAAAACGAGCACCCTCTAGGAGTACTCGAAAGGGGATGGTTCAAAAACTGAATCGCATAAGGAATCAAAATCAGATTCATTAATGTGGTCAGGGCATCCGAGGTCTCTCAACATTATGAGAGCATCAACGAGGGCAGTTTCCTGCCCTTCGGTTAATGAAAGATTTCTCATGATAGACCCTCAGGGTGACAGAGGGCAACGATTTCGGACTGGCGAATCTCCTGAACATTTGGAGCGTGCTTCATGTAGGAGTTGATGTGCTTGGAGGTCGTCCGAGAATAATACACATCTGTTTTGAAGTGACCCAGATCTGGAGTAAATCCAGCAACGGGAGTTTCATATGAAAAGAAAATCGTTGACCCGTTGTTGAAACTGAGTTCGGTTTGATTTGAACCGATTTGTCGTAAGATCATTTGAGAATGAGTGCTTTGTGTTGACCTCTTTATTATAATGCCTCAGAGGTCAGATGGAAGGCAGAGTGTGCCAGTTTCCCAACTGGTTACCAACTCATATCCTCGAAACGCTTCATAGCGATTTCATCAATTTCCTTTTGGGTCATTGTGAGAAGTTGGGTTCTGAATTCGACCACGAGATCTTCGTAAATCGATTCAAGGATTGCTTCGTTGTTGAGGTTGCTCATATTCTTATAATACATGAAAAAACCCCCAAGTGGGGGTTGAGTGTGCCAGTTCCGAAAGTGGATTCCGGCTGCCCTATTTTTTCAAGTGGCAGTTGTAGATTCTTCCATCCTTCATGAATGCATTGAATGGCATGTGTAGGAGTCTGAAGTCCTGCTCAATCTGATCAAAGAACTGATACATGAAATCCACTTCAAGGATTCTGTTGTCTGATTTGATCCAGTTGCGAGTCTGCATGTTGTGAGTAGTGAAGTTCCGACGCTGGAGGTTGAGACCGTATCGGTGAGGGTCGAACAGGTGCCCCCCGACACCTCCTCACCTCTCAACCTCCATGAACTTAATATAATGCATTTTGACCCCAATTCAACATTCCTTGTGCCACTTTCTAAAGTGAACACAAATTGCAGATATCCTGAACGTTTCGGGTTATGATGTGTATGTACACAACGAAAGGACTATGCAGACTCACACCCTCGCTCTAGGGATGAACATCCCAAACGCGGGCAAGGTTAACAACCAGATGTGGATGCAATTCGTTTCACAGGAGTTAGCAACTCGCCTTCAGTTCGCGACCATCCAAGATGCCCAAGGCATTTACAAAGGAGAAATGGAAGCAACAAAATTGGTGAGTGTAACGGTGGACGAACGTACATCCCACTCTAGCACAATCGTTGCAAAATTACAAGAAGTCGGACAGGTCTACAAAACCCAATTCCGACAAGAAGCGGTCCTCTACACCGTCACGCAAACGCCAGAAATGGCAATCATCTAGGGGATCAAGAAAAGCAGAGGCAGTGAGGATGACTCTTCTCACCGCCCTGCTTATTTTTGACCTTTAGGATTCCGGCCTGATTTTTTGTTTCGATGTGTAAAGGTTTCACCCTAGGCACCCCGTCGAATAGTCAGGACGGACTATAATAGGAACATGAACAAATCCAATCACGACGATCTCAAATCTTATCATTCTGGTAGGGTTCTTGCTAATGAATCAGCAATGAGAGATCCAGCAGTAATTGCCATGTTCGCTGCTCTTGAAGCACGTAACTGGCAAGAACTCAAAACACCATGTGGAGGCACATGGAATATAAGTGACAGACATTAAACTGTCACACTCTGACCCCATTCGTAAGGATGGGGTTTTATAATATAAACATACACACAGGAGATCCAACGCATGACCACTTGGGCAATTCAACCATCATCTTGGGGCAACGAACTCAGATCATGGGCAGAGTATGCGACCGAATTCTTCGACGCTGAGACCATAGCAATTTCTATGGCATCCGATCAAATGGAAAATATGACCATTTGGAAAGTCGGATCAGTCTCAGAATTCAAATGGTCAGAGGTCAAATTCAACTGACCCTACCCCGTCGAATTATTAGTCCGTCCTCTATTTCACCTATCATGCAAGTTTTCTCATCACGCAACCTAATTTTGATTTTACTATTCACAACCGTAATTCAAAATGGATTTGCAAGAACGTTCATAGCAAACACCTTACAAGGCACATCCGAAATTGTAAGACCTGCTGAACAAACTAACCGATTCGCATTCAGGAATTAATCACCCCGTCGAATTATTAGTCGTCTGCATATGCCCCTTTCTTAGGGGCATTTTTTATGCCATGCAAGAAAAGTCTTTTTGCTACCCCGTCGAATTATAAGTCGTCTGCATATAGAGCATATTATATGCATATGCCTGGTGAGGGGCAAATAATATATGCAGCATATATGCACAGCACATATAATACATATATACTACCCCGTCATATTATTAGTGCGTGCTATATAGAGGCATATATGAGAGCATATAATATATGAGGTGAAATAATATACTGCATATATTGTGACGATATTATATGTGGCACACATATACACACATGCACATGGCATACAGTATATAATATATGCATGTACACAACACATCACATGCAAGCATTATCCATGAGAGTATATGAGGCATTATGCAATGACCAATTCATCAAGGATCATTTCATGAGTCACAATACATCAAATGCTAAACGCCATTATCGTGATCAAGCAGAACTCGACCGAGCACAAGCATGGGTCAAGGCAAACAGTTGAGGACAGTCCCGCCCCCCGTGGCGGGTTTGCCCCCCGCCCGTAGCTTAGGATCCCTATCAAATCTAAGCTATAAAGTCTTGCATGAGCGAGCGTGATATAAAATAAAAAATTTATGCAAAAAATTCTCCAGACCAAAAAAGCATCTGTATATCTTCACCAAGATATTGACCAACCTAACCATTCCTCCGAGGGTATGATCAAAGCCGCCCTCCGAGATTTCGTAGGAGGTCTCCCTCTGAGTTGCAAAGAACCCCTCCCACCAATTCACTGGAATAAATCTGACACCTCCACATACTGTGCCATAGCAGTTGGTTTAGTAGAGGTAGGGGTAGATATTGAAAGTCTGAGAAAACGTCGCTTTGAGGATCTCTCCACACGATACTTCCATGAGGATGAGGTTACTGATGATATGGATATATTCTACGATCTATGGTGTCAGAAAGAAGCATACACCAAATGGAAGAAAGGAAAGATCGCTAAGTATATGAGAGAGAAGATTACTATGCCTATGACACCTCTCTATGAATTACCACAAGGTGTTGCAGGTTATCTTTGCTGTTAAATATAAAGAGAATAGAAAGATTTTGTTAAAACCTTTAAGTACCCATTGACATTATGTGAGGGTTTCGGTATAATATTAATATATAAATTACACCTCCCCTTCTCGCAGACATGATCACACTAGACGCTAAGTATCACGACTATCTTACCAGTGGTAAGACCTTCGATCTCGATGGATGTAGAGAGCGTGTGACAGGTTATGGATATAACTGTGATGGTACTGGGATAACAGGTTATTATGTCAATACTGAGAATTGGAGATTGAATTATGATCTTCAAGAGCGATTTTTAAATAAACAGGAATTATATGTCAGGTGATTTTCATACTTCACTGGATAGTGATATAAGAGAACTTAGAGAGCGTCTCACATTACTCGAAGATAAGGTAAAGAAATCTAAGTTAATGATGAGGAGACCAAATGGGGAAACCTATGAGAGATTGGTCGATGTTGTGTGTGATATAGATGAGAGGTTGGAGAAACTTGAAGGTTAAAAAATCCGCGAAAATCCGTCGTGGTCTCTAAATAGTCTCAATGTAAGAGAAAAGCATGGACGAACTGGAAGGTGAATTTATCATCAAGGTAAATGGAGAACTGATAAGGCATACGAAGGCCAGAGACCTTCCTGCTAGTTTCGATCACCTTATAGCATTTAAAGCAAATATTCCAGATGGTCCCCATACTCCAGCTCAGCATACTGAGATGGGTAAGATTGCTGATTACTTACAAGAAGCACTATCAAGGGAGACTAAATGACCTATCCTGCACCAGACAAGGTACCATACGATGCATGGTTTGATGATAACATACCACAGGCACAATATGGTTCTCTACAATGCTGGATAGCGAATGAACAGACCCAACCATGGTCAAATGCAGTTGATACTACACTACATTCAATCATGTACGAAATAGCAACTAATAATGGTTTACTTATAGGTGGATCGGAGAGTATCCATGACGATAACAGTTAGTCCTTTTGCAGAACCATGGTCTATAACCCCTGGAGTAACCAGACCTACGTTTACAATTAACCAGACAGTAACAGCAGCAACAGACGATGCAATACAGGAAACGATAACGAATGTAACTGCTGTTGTAGATGGAACTGAACCTGACTTAGTAATAACTCCTGGAACAACTTCTGTGGCGATCACAGGGTCGTTTCAGGATCCTTTTGTAGATGGGTTTACTTATGTTGAACCTGGTGAATCAGATAATTCGATGACACCGATCACGGTTGAGAGAATACCTAACATGCCAGCAGGTAAACTGTTGTATGATCTCGATCAGGATATGACTGCTTATACAACTAAAACCTTTACTGTTACAGTATCATGGGAATTACTTACTGTAGCTCAGACACCTGAAGTCTTTACTCTTACAATGAAAATAAATAACTCATGGGAAGGTATCCATACCTTCATGGGTGACTACTACAATTATTTGGACTAATGCCAGCAGTAACTAGAGTTGGAGATGCAGACGTATCTCATTGTTCAGGAATGGTCAGAGCACAAGGTTCTGGCAACGTATTCTGTAATGGTATTCCTATCTCTCGTCAGGGTGATGTGAATACTGGACATCTTAAACCAGGTGTTCCCTGTCCATCTCATTCTGCCCCAATAGCTACAGGAAGTTCAACCGTATTTGTAAATGGTAAAGGATGTGGTAGAATAGGGGATGCAGTTAGTGGTTGTACATCAGTAGCTGCAGGTTCATCTAACGTATTTGCAGGTTAATTATGGCAACAAGGACTAAACAAGGTGGTTTTGGTACACATCAACATGTGGAATCAATACCCAAGAAGACAAGACAAGGTACAGGGTCACATACTAAGTACTCTGCTACTTCACGTAATAAAGCAAGAAAGAGGTACCGTGGCCAAGGCAAATAGGATAGTAAACGGTCAAAGAAATCATAACGTTCCCGTTGACATGTCAGACAATTTCTTTGACAATGGGAACGAAACTTGTAAGTATCTTATCACTGATCCGCGTAGTGATAAGTACTTAACTAAGCCTGCGGAGAAAAAGTCACAAAAAGAAGTATAAATATAAAGAGCGTAAATAACAGCTTCCCTTGGCTATAATATCGAAGTCTTTTAGAGACTTCTCATTAACCTTTGAAAAGAACGCAGTGACTAATGACATATTAGCACTGAACAATGAAGCAGCCATAAAGGAATCTGTTAAAAATATAGTATTCTATAACTTTTACGAGAAACCATTTGATCCAGCATTCGGTGGTAATATCATCGGATTGCTATTTGAGAATTACACTCCAAACGACGCTGCTAAGATTAAGCGACGACTAAAGAACGCTATTGACACCCATGAACCTAGAGTTGCGGTGTACGAAGTAAAGGCACTTTGGACTGAAGACCGAAATCAGTTAGATGTAAGTGTATCATATGTTATTATGGGGCAACCGCCTATCTTTGATACTATTGACATAGCATTTAAACCATAATGGCATTTAATCAGGTTAACGCCCTCGAATTTAACGAGATAAAGGCACAAATAAAGGGATACCTTAGGTCACAAGAGCAATTCTCTGACTATGACTTTGAAGGGTCATCTTTAACTGTGCTTTTAGACGTATTGGCATATAATACCTACTATACAGCAGTTAATGCTAACCTTGCAGTAAATGAAGGTTTTCTTGAGACAGCAGTTTTAAGAGAGAACGTTGTAAAGCTTGCTAGGATGATTGGTTATACTCCTAAGTCAGCAAGATCTGCTCAATGTAGTGTTAATATAAGTGTTCAAACTGTAGTTCCATACCCAAAAACTGTTACAATTAATAACGGATTGGTTTTGAACTTCACAGGATTGGATAATAACAACTATGTTTTCTCTATTCCAACAGATATTGCACAATCTGTAGACAGTACTAGTGGTATTGCTACATTTACTGGTATCATTTTATACGAAGGAGTGTTCCTTACTGATACATTTGTTAAAGATATCAATCAGAGACAGCGTTTCATTCTTACAAATGCTAATGCTGACACAACTTCTATGCAAGTTAATGTCACTTCAGGAACTATTACAGAGAAATATCTACAAGCTACTGACATTACAAAGATAGATTCAACTTCTAAGGTATTTTTCCTAGAAGAATCTGAATATGAAATCCCAGAAATTCTCTTTGGTGACGGAAAAGTAGGAAAAGATTTAGAAAATGGAGATGTTGTATCAGTTAGATACTCAACATCTGGTGGAACTGGAGCAAACGGACTGAAAGTATTTGAAAATATTGGTACTTTTAGGGATAATGCGAATAATACAATAACTTCTGGTATAACAATTACTGCAAATTCCTTCCCAGATGGAGGTTCAGGAGCAGAAACTACCGAATCTATTAAATTTGCAGCTCCTAAATTCTATTCTGCGTTCGGTAGAGCAGTTTCTACACGGGATTATGAGGCAATTATACCTCAGATCTATCCAAATGTAGGATCTATCTCTTGTTAT